CGGACGAAAGGCACAGAAAATCCGTGCAACAACTACCTTTCGACACACAAGGAACTAAAGCAGTTAGACTACAGAGATGAGTAACCTACGCTTTATCAGGAACATTCACGCTGCACATATGCAGACAACGAATCCTTGGACAGCATCAGCTGAATCCATGAAGTTTCGGAATGAATGGCTCGAACGAAGGATGCGAAAGCACTTCACTGATGTCGAGATTGATCAGGTTCTTACGAACAGACGATCTGACTTCTCAGACGAGGCACTGATCAACGATTTCATGCGCAGTGAACAACCACAACACGAGATCCCAATGGATTTCAATGTCACAGCAGCAATCGAAGCAGTCACAGACCATTTCAGACCAGAACGGACGTTGTACCCCGTGCACTTTCCAGATTTACGCTACTATCCACTCAACCTAAAAGTCTCAGCAGAGGCACCATGGACGTCAAGAACTTTCAGGTTCAAACCGACGTACAGGAATGTTGATGAGGAAAGTGAGTTACCAAGACTACCAAAGGATGAAGTCGACAAGCTACCGCATGTTGACGGTCATGTATTAGTACATGAATATCTCCGCGCTAAACACGCTCATGGTATGATTGACGACTCTAACACTAGTTACCACAATCTCTACAATGAAATCTTCGGCTATAACCGACCCCTCATACATCAGATCAAGGAAGGAGAAGCTCCTTTTTGGAAGGATGGGATACCCCAAACCTACCATTGGAACACTCTTCACGCACGCTCGCATGTTGTTGGCGCTGACGAACCAGACAAGATTCGCGCAGTCTTTGGAGCTACCAAGCTTCTATTGATGGCAGAATTACACTTTATCTGGCCGCTTCAGGCTACATACTTGAATACTAAGAGAGGCCGCATGTTATGGGGAAGAGAGATGTTTCGAGGCGGATGGAAGAAGCTATTCGAAGAGATGCACCGACGAGGTCCACCGAACACAGTACTAGGCATTGATTGGTCAGAGTTCGACAAACGACTACTACACCAACTAATCACTATTGTTCATCGGATCTGGAGGACATACTTCAGCTTTTCACGCTACGAACCAACATCGATATACCCGGACGCAAACCCACGCGACCAACGACGTATTGAACGTCTTTGGGAATGGATGTGCTACGCTATTTTGCACACGCCAATCCTGCTACCTAACGGTCAGCTTTGGGAATGGACACGCAATGGTTTCGGTTCAGGATATCAACAGACCCAGCTCATGGACACATTTGCTAACGCGATCATGATTTATACATGTTTAATCGCACTTGGAGTGAATGTTAGAGCGAAAGGGTTTTGGGCTAGATTTCAGGGTGATGATTCAATCATCCGATTTCTTGAACAAATGTACAGACTATACGGACCAGGATTCTTGGACATGTTCGCCGCAACCGCCAAACGGTATTTTAACGCGAAATTAAGTCTTAAGAAAAGTGAGATCTCAAACATGGTTTCAGGGATGACAGTATTAAGTTATCCAAACATGTTCGGACTCAGCTTCAGAATCGAGGAGGATCTGTTACGTCATTTGTTTTTCCCAGAAAGACCACAAGATTTGGGTAGACTCGCCGCATCAGCGATGGGTTTATGCCAGGCAGCAATGGGCTCCAGCACCAGGTTTCACAACCTATGTAAGGATGTATGGACTCGACTTGTTGTGAAGAAGGATGTCAAACCGAAATGGAAGGCACTTCGATGGATGGTCAGAGCCGGATACGTGGACACAATTGAGGCGTTACAGAGGACAGAGTTCCCGGACGAACTCGAGCTAAGACAGAGGGCTTGGATTTGGATACCACGAACGGAGCAAGAGAAACAGAGGCAATGGCCTACGGAGGAAGGACCCCGGAATCGCTTTTACTTTTTGTTTCCTTTAGACGAATGATTCAGTTTATCAGTTTGGGATTTTTTCTGAATTTTATTTTCTTTTATGTTTACATTTTGG